TCCACTTTGCCGGTAAGCGCCTGGCCTAGACCCTTATAGGCGTCCTTCAGTAGCCGCCCCTGCATAGGGTGGGTATTCATCATGGCCCGTACCGTAGCCATGCTGGGCATATTTGTTACCACGTCTAGCGGCAGGGCTTTGGTTAATGAGCTGGCCGCCCACTCCGCTTCAGTCATGCCTATGCTGGCCAGGCGCTTAGAGAAATCGCCCCCCATCTGCTTAAACCCGCCAGCTAGCGTGCCTTTAACGCCTGCTATTAGGTCTTTGTACCGCTTAGTGGTCCAGGGGCCAGATTCGTACCCCCTCTGGAAGGTAGCCAGCTTTCGTGCTGCCAGCTTCCTTTCTAGGTCTGGTAATACTTTGCGGTTATAGAAGTCTAGCAGCCGCTGGGTTTCCCCGTTCTTTAGCCGTTCAAGGTATACGGCATGAGCTATAGCCCTGCGCTGTATATCGTCATTTATGCCCACGGGTTACTCCCCCGCCTCTACCTCTTCCGCTGGGGGCGGGCTCAATAAGGCGGTATCCGCCTCCGTTTTAGCCTGCTCTGCTTCTGCTTCCACGTCTACCTCATCCGAAAGTATCCCACGCCGCTTAATTTCCTGCAATAGGGTTTCGTGGCTTATAAGGCCGCTTTGCCCCATCGTTATTAGGTTTTTAGTATCTTCCGAAGCCTTAACGCCTATTCCAAAATCGTTAAAGATATCTATAGCGAAATCGTCTGGCAGGCTGGCCCCTATCCACTCTGAGGCTATCCCGTAGGCCTGGGCTAGTGTGTCCTCTAGCGCTCGTATCCATGCCTGGATATTAGTAGAAGTTCTGGCTTCATCCATAGCCCGCCCTGTTGCCGTGGTTCCGCCTGTGCGCTCCACTAGAGGGGAAAGGCCTAGCACNTCCATGCGCTTTTCAAGCGCCGCTAGGTCTGCTTCCCCTGCCTGGATAGCCCGCCCCGTATGCTCTACGTAGCTTAGGCGTGCGTCTGGGTTGGTGCTGCTTATCATCTGGCTAGGGCCGATAGTTACCCCCGCCTCTAGCTCCTCTTCTGTAACGCCGGACATAAAAAGAATACCCACCCGTGCAAAGCGTAAGATATTCCGCTGGTCTGAAAGGCTCTGCCAGTGTGCGATATTTAGCCAGGCCAGGTCCTCTAGTGGCGGGGTAGCCTCCATAAACTCGGTACGCTGGCTGTAGTACGTAACCAGCGGCACCCGCCCAAAGCTGTGCGGCCCCTCTTCAATTTTGGCCCACTCTCCGCCGTTTTGGGACTCCCTCCACAGCTCGTAGCCTTCCTCGTTAATAACCCTTATATATTGCGCCTCATCCTCTAAGAAGCCTTCCCCGTACTCTGTGCGCCGCTCCTTAAAGCGTATTTCTGTAACCCTGTTGCTGCCGTCTGCTCCCCGCCCCACCTTCCAGGCGAACAGGTCCAAGGGGCTTATCTGTACGAAATAAGGCCGCTGGCCCGTAGCCCGCTCTTCTGCCAGGGTTAGGCCTCCCCCGTTAGAGGGGAAATCTACTAGCACGTGGCTTAGCCCGTATTTAAGGGCGTCCGAAAATACGCTGCGGGCAAGGTGCGTAAGGTCCCGCCCTTCTAGGTCTGCGTTGGCGCCTATGGCCCCTAGCTGTTCCTGTAGGCCCCCTGATACTGTTACGGGTCTTGCAAAAGGTTTAGCCGCTAGCTTTTGGATAGTGTCCGTGAAGGCCCCGTAAAGGTAGCTGCGCTTTAGTCGGGCCTCGTATGCCTGCGCCGCTTCCCGGTTTTCCTGTGGCAGCCAGGTTTTGCCTACCTGCCGCATATGCGTAGTNCCGCCGCATAGGTCTGTAATGGGCTGCCACCGCCCCTGCATACGCAGCCAGGCAGGGCTAGCCGCTGCTACGCCCTCTTGTGTAGTCCCTCTTCCTATTAGTGCTGGGTAGCGTGGGTCTGCCATGTTTTTAGGTTCCTAATTGCTCTAGTTTTACTATGCGGGTNGTTGTAGCCAGCTCTAGGTTAGCTATCTTGCGCTCTAATTCTAGGCGGTGGGATACCTGGTTTTCTTCTAGCTCTTTTACTTTGGTCCATAGCGTACGGGCTAGCCATAGGCATATAAGAATAAGAAACGTGCTAACCGTCTGCAGCAGGTAAAAGACTAGCTCCATTGTGGCGCCCTCCATTACTTANCTCCCTTTTTCAGCTCTTTTATCTGCCGCTGCCCCTTCCACGTTATATAGATATGGGCGGCCATGATTAGCGCCCCTATAAGGGCCGCTATTTTTAGAAGGTCTACAAGCTCCCCGTAAAGGCCGTGAAAAAAGCCTTGCTGCTCCCCTACGGCTGCTTCTACCAGCCTTCTTATATCCTCTGGCCCTAGCTCCTCTACAGCGGCTGCTAGTACGTCCCCCCCGCCTTCTGCGCCTAGCACTTCTCCTACGCCCATACCCGCCATGCTGCCTAGGGCTGCGCCGCCTGGGCCGCCTACTGCGCTACCCACGCCTGCGCCCACGCCTGCGCCCGCCATAGGGTATAAAGCACTACAGCCAGCCAAAGCCAGCAAAACCAGCAGCGCTACCAGGGCTAGCAGGCGTATAACTTTGGCCCGTAGGTCTGGGTTATAAAAAACAGGGCGGCATTTTATCCACTCTAGCGCTTCTTTTATTTTGCTCATACGGTTACGGCTCTGGTTATTACTTTGTGTACTGGGTGAAGTTTCTCTACGTAGTAACCCAAAGCATCTGTAAGGTGCGTTAGGTTGGGGTGGCTTTTATCTAGCTCTCCTGCGCCGCCAACTAAGAATATACAACCTTCTAGGTCATTTACGGTATACGGTGCGCGAATAGGGTCCACTAGAAGCCTTATTTCACCGCTGGCCGCCCGTAGCCTGCTGTTCATGGCGTTTACCCTTACCCTTTCACGGGGGTTAGCCCTGGGTACCCGCATTTTTAGGCGCTCTTGAAAAACGGGTTTAAGCTCCTGCCTAATTATATCCCAGTCTGAGCCCCGTACCTTAGCCGTGCCTTTTGCCCCGCCGGTGGCGTCCCCATAGCAGAGTATGTCCCCTTCATGCTGCCCCCAGTCTTGTAACAGCTTCCTGCATACTGCGGGGGTATTGCCGTTTCGGGGTATATAAACCTCCCCTATAACCGCCGTTACCACTTCCCCCACCGCTGGGCGCTGGCCTTCATAATCTAGCTCTTGGACTACCACGGCTATGGCTGGGCTTACGTTAAAATCAAAGCAGAAAGCCAGGGGGCGGCTGGGGTTGTAGGCCAGGCTTTCTGCTGCGTTTTCTTCCCTGCTAAAGCCGTAGTAGGCTCTGCCCGCATAGTTTACGAAGCTGGCTTCGTATTCCTGGGCGAAGGTTAATTCGTCTAGCTCCCTTCTGGCCGCCTCCATTTCTTCGGGGTCTAAAATATCGGCGCTCTTCCAGTGGAAATAATCCCAGTCCGGCTGGCTTTCCTTCTGGGCCTCTACCGCCCTTTCGTGGTAGTGGTTTCTCCCTTCTGGCACTCCTATTAGCCACCCCCCGCCCGGCCTGCCCCTTGTGCTTAGTGCGGGCCGCAGGTTTTCTTCCCATACCGAAGCCTTGCAGTTTCCGTACTCATCTGCGCATATCCAGTCTAGGGGCCTGCCCTCTACCCGCTCTGGGGCGTCTAAGCCCAGTACGGTTATTTCTGCGCCGTTAATTAGGCGTATGGTTAATTCCCCCTCGCTAGGCCTCCCCGCCATAAGCCCTCTAGGTATAAGGCTCTTTAGGTCCTTCCAGAAAATACGCTTAGCCTGCATATGCGTAGGGGCTCCATATACGTACCAGCCGTTTTCGTGCTGGCACTTAAGGGCCTGCAGTATTCCGTAGCGCTTTGCTAGCTCAGTTTTGCCGCTACGCCGCCCAGCGGGGACCACTCTAAACCGTGCCGTAGAGCGCCATAGGCGGGACTGCTCTACGTGCGGCTCTAAGGTATTCCACCTTTCTGTAAGCATTACTGGGGTACGCTGCCTTCCATAGCCTGTATGGCTCCCCTGATAGCCGCAGCGGCGTTATCTCCAGTAAGGGGGCTGGCGTCCCTATCCAGGTTAAAACGGTCTGGGCGTAAGGCCTTCAGCATAAAAATAGTTAGGGCCGTTTCGTACTTCCTGGTATGGCCTACTTCTATGCCCTGGTAAAAAACTGGCTCCAGGTGGCCGTCTATCGCCCTCTTTAGGGCGCTGGCTACCAGGTCATCTACGTTAGTACGCTTAGCTTCTGCCCAGTTTTCCTCGAACCCCTTATATTTTTTTCGGTGCTTGTAGGCGCAGCGCCTGGAAACGCCCGCAGCCTGGCAGGCGTTAGTAACGCTTCTGGTTTCTGCCAGCTTCTCTATAAAGAGGCCATGCCAGCTAGTATCCGATATGCGGGTATTAGCTTTCTTTTTAGGGGCAGCAGCCTTCTTTTTTGCTGCGGGCTTCCCTTTTGGCTTCCCGCCTGCTTTCTTTTTAGCTGCGCCCTTAGTAACCTTACGGGGCGGCATGGCTTATAGCCTAACTGCAGTTAGGGCAAAATCATAGAGCGGGGGCAAGTGGTACGGGGAAAGGCGGAAGAGAGCTACCTAAGACTAGATGAAATGGCTACGGGCCACTGGCGGCCTGTAACCGTGGGGGACCTACGCAGAGTGGCCCCTATAAAGCTAACTACCGGCACCGTACAGGTAGAGCGGTATATCTTGGCCCTGCTTCTAGGGGAAAGGGAGCGGCTGCAATACGTGGCCCAGGCGGCACGCTGGCTGGCTAAGGCCGTAGAGGAAGCGGGGCTGCGGCCTGAGAAGCCTAACTACCTGGAGCCAGGGGCACTAGAAAAGGCTATAAACCTTTTAGAAATAGCCCTGGCAACCCTGGAGCAGGAACCCGTAAGCCTCTAGCGGCTGCCCTGTATACTACGGCACAGTTAGAGCGGCTAGCCTGGGGTCTACGTAGGCCCCCACGGCCCTGGCTACAGCTAGGCGGGCTTCCTGGTTATTAGGTAGGGCTTTCCTTGTATGGTGAAGCATAAGCAGGGCTATAAGGTTTCCCAGGGTGGAGCCCTTAAGCGTGGGGCCAAAGCGCTTAAGCCCCCGCAGGTTATCTAGCCCAAAATCCCTACGCATTAGCTCTTCCTCTACCGCTATATCTTCAATATGCGCTAGCACTTCTTCTGGCTGCATATCTTTTAGGTATAGGTCCCCCGCTGGCAGGGGCCGCATTTCTTCATAGTAACCGGCGCAGCCTAGGCCGTTTAGTGCCAGGGCTACTGGGCAGGGCGCCTGCTCTAATACCAGCGGGTGCAGGTATAGGACGCCAGCAGAAAGCTGCAGAAAACCAGGCTCTAACCCCACCGCCCCGGCCAGGATATTAAGCAGGCTTCCGTACGTAAAAAGAGCCTCTGGCAGGCCCCCGTAAGCCTCTAGGCCAGTGAAGGTAATACAGGCGCATAGGCGGCTAGCTTCTATAAAAAAATGCAGGCTTATTAGGTCGGTGGCGCAGCTTACTAGGCCTTCTTTGCAGTTTTCCTGCAGGGCGTCTAGGTCGGGTTGCTGCCACGTGGAAATAACAGCGCCCCGTCTAAACTGGGCCAGCTCTTCTGGCCAGCGGGCCTCTTCCGTACGTAGCGTTTCTATGACCTGCTGCAGCTGGCAGCGTATCCGTGGCCCTTCTGCGCTATCTATCCCGCCCTCTTCGGCCCGCCATAAATACTCTGGCGCATACTCTTTTAGATGGGCGTCAGATTTAGTAAAAGCTAGCAGCCAGCTAAAGATACCGGCCAGGCGGGTGGGGTCTATCAGTGCGGCAGGGTTCCATACGTAGCACTTGGGCGGCTCTTCCAGGCGTGCCGTATACCCGTGCTGGCGCCGTACGCCCACGCCAGAAGCCAGGGTATGCAGGGCGTTGGTCCAGGCGGCGTCTGCAGTGGGGTAAGTAGGGGTAGCCGTTTTAGGCATAGCCCCATTATCTATAGAAAACAGCCTAGGCATAGAGCAAAAAAAAGAGCGGGCGGCTCTGCGGAGTATGCGAAATGAAGCGCAAAAACAAAACCGCCGCCCTAGTGGGATTTTTCCAGCAAAGTTAAACCCAAACTATTTTACCTATCCCGCCGCCTATGATAGCGCCAGCAAGAGCAATAGCAAAGCTACCCAGGCCCCGCCCTCTATGGTTTCCGCAAGGCTCCGGCGTGGGAAAAATGGTTTACTATGCTTTTTCATTTTCCAGCTCCTCTACTTTTCCTCTGGCGTGGTTGCTCCTTCCGTTAATGCTTTTAAGCACGGTTATAAAAAGCTCTGGGTACTCTTTGTTAAAGGGTCCAAAGCAGGCCAGGCGTACTAGCTTTGCTTTATTTATGCGGCCTTTCTTCTCTTTAATTTTTGCGTATTGAAAAATTAGCGTTTTTTCGGGCTCTACCAGGTAGTGCGTTACCTGGGCGTGGCCCTGTAGTGCGCCGTTGCACGTTAAAACCATCGCCCCGGGCCCCGCCCCTTTTAGTAGGCTGGCCATATCGTTAAAGCCACACTTACAGCGGCCAGGGTTTTTACCCATGCAGCACGGGCAGCTACCGTCCCGGATTTCATTCTTGCTCATGGAAATACCATACCCCTGCCGCCGCACTCGTCGCAATATTCTGGGTTAAGCCCTTCCCCGTCGCAGGCGGGGCAGTTTGTGGAGTCAATCCGCCCGCAGTCCCCACAGATAGCACACTCGTAACCAGAAGCCCTGCCCCAGCAGCTACAGCGTATTTCTAATTCCCCTGCGCCTTCACAGGGTGCGCACTCGTCGTGGCCTTTACCGTCGCAAGCGGGGCAGTATTCCCCGCCAGCCTCTAGGGCCATTTCGTCTAGCTTAGCCAGAAAGCCCCACCTAGCGGCCTCTAGCGCCCGCTCTTCCCCTAGGGTGGATATGCAGGCCTTCCAGCCCAGCACGCCGTACAGGTCCTTAGAGTGCGTTTCAAAGCGGGCCGTATACTCTTCCCCTGCGCTGGCGGGCGGTAGCTTCTCCGCTACGCTGGCGCCCAGGTCCCTAGCTACGGCGGTACCCATACTATGTTCTACTTTGGGGGGTTGCATTACTGGTCCCCCGCTGGCCCGTGCATTTCCCACTGCTCTGGCTCTAGGCGCTTCCAGTCCTCTAAGACTTCGGGGCAGCCTGTTACAGCTTCCATTGTGTAAAGGTCCCTTTTCTCCGGCCCCTTTTTCCAGTGATAGGAAACGCTAAACCCGCCGGACTTAGCTATAAGCCAGCTACGGGTATATAGGCAGGGCATCCATAGCGGCCCCCCTGCTTTGGTTTTCTTCTGTGGGTGGGGCCAGGAGCCTAGCTCTGTTATCCAGAGTTTCCGTACTTCGTATTCCCCTGAGCTATCTACCATGCGCCAGCGCTTCTCTATTTCCCCTGGGGCCTGGGGGGTGGCGTCTTGCCCGTATAGGAAGCTACATTCTAGGGCCGCCCTTTCTTTTTGGGTTTTGGTTACTTCTGTAACTTGCACGATTGTGCCTGCCAGCTCCCCCGTTAGGTAGCTTTTTTCGTACCTTACGGTAAATGGGTCTGCGGGGATTTTCTGCCCTAGCGTTCTCTCTTTGTAGCGGGTTACCCTTGAATTCCATAGCGTTACGGTTTCTTTATTAGTCATTTTTTTCTCCTTAGTTTTTACGGGTGGAAGCAGGGGCGCCGTAGGTTTCTTTATCGTACTGGCGCTCTGCCTCGTTAAGTGTTTTAACTTCTGGGGCGTTATCCCAAAACGCTTTAACGGCTTTGATATACGAAGCCCTCTTGCCTGTTGGGTTGCCCCCTTCTTCTGTAGCTTTGGCTACGTAGTATTTATTGTTAAAAAGGGTTTCCGCGTAGGCCTTTTCCTTGCCTTCTAGGTCTTGGGCGTAGGCCTCTATGGCACGGCTATAACTTCTTACCCTGTTCCACTCTTGATAGGCGGCCTCGTTTTCAGCCTCTGTACCCTTTTCAAAAGTGTTGATACCTTCCATAATCTCTAGCTGCCTGTTAGAAAAACGGGGGCCAGGGGAGGCCCACCGCTCTTTAGTAGAGGCGTAAAAGCTCTTGCGAAATGCAGAGCGGAATTTCACTTCGGCGCTAGCTTCTAGGAAGCGTGGTACGAGCCAGGCTACTTTTGCAGCGTGGACCTCTAGCGCACCGCCAAAAGCAAAGAAGGTATCCTTCACGCTGGCCTGCCACGCCGCACGGCAGCCAAAGCCTATGCCGTCTGGGTTGTTGTCTGAGATTGTGGAGCCGCATAGGGCGCATTTTCTAGAATCGGAAGTAGTCATTTTTTTTCTCCTTAGTTTTGGTTTATCGGTTTACGTTCCGCATCTCCAAGGTGCGTCAAAGCAAAGGTCGCATGCTAGGCCTGTTCTCACGCCTTGAAGGTTGCTGTTGGCGTCTATCTTGTTGTCCAGGTCGCCTTCGCTGGTAGTGGTCCAGGTTTCCCATCCTGTACCTTTTGCATCCCTGATTATGGCAAAGGCTTCTCCGTCTAGTGTCATTGTCCAGCCCTTCGTGTAGGCTGTGGCTGGTCCTTGTAGCTTGCGAGTTTCTATTCTCTTTGCAGCCTCTTCAATCTCGACGCAGATGGCGGGGCGGGCGGGGGGTTGGTTAAGTGTCATGCCAGAAGCATAGCACGGCTAAACCTTCCGTAAACCCTTTTGGCCAGGTTTTTTTGTTTCCCGTGAAACATAGCCCCATAAAAACCCCGTAAACCCCCCTTAAACCGTGCTTTTTTACCCTAAAAGATTTTCAAAAAAGGTTTATATTTTCCTTGCTTTAGACCCTGGCCGTGGGCATTTACCCTTTATAGCTCCTCGTCCACGATGCAGCGGTAGACCCTTGCGTAAGCTATCCCCCACTCTGGCCCATGCTCTTTTATGCGCTGGTGGCTGGCGGTCCAGCTTAGGCAGTGCGCCCACTCATGCAGCAGGGTTTCTAGGGTTGTNTTTTCGTCCATGCCGGTAGCTATGCGTATTAAAAAATGGGCGGTAGGCTTTTCCCCTATGCTGCTNTCNCCGTATATCTCGCTAGAGATTTTACCCCTNCGCACCTTTACGGGCAGGGCAGGNGGGCAGGATACCCGCAGCACGCTAAGCGTTTTGCGTAACTTCTTCGCACTTAGCCCCTCTTCCTTTTTCGTTTTGGTCCTATCCTTCTGCATTGCTCTTGTAGATTTTGCCTGCAAACTCTGCCCAGCCGTCTACCACGGTTACTGGCTGCTGTATGGCTGCGCCGTCCACTAGCGTAACCACGTTAAAGCCCTCTACCCACGGAGTAAAGGAAGGCAAAAAATCCCGCCCGTGATGGCGGCGGTCTGCCAGCATCCCAGTAACTACCCAGCTGGCTGGCCGCCAGCGGCCTACGCCTGCACGGTTTCTAGCTGTGGTGGCGGTATAAACCTGGCTGCGGTGGACGTGGCCGCTGGTACCGCTCATGCCCCAGCGTTCTAGCTCCGTCTGCGCTGCGGTTTTACCCGTGGCCGTGCCGTGGGTAACTACGAAAGAGTCTGCATATACCTTAAAGTTATCCCTAAAGCTGGCCCGCTGCTCTTTGGCGCTGGGCGCCAGCAGGCTGGCGTTATGCACTAGGCTTATCTCGTAGTCCTCTAAGCCCAGCAGGCTAGATATCTCTAAACTTCTAAGGCTAGCAAGCGGGGCGGCACTATCCGCAAGAAAGCGGGCTAACCTGTATTCGTGGTTTCCTATCACGTAGTCTATCTGGGTATTTTCGTGCGCCGCAGCCCGTATGGGGGCCAGGATATTTTCCCGCGTAAAATCTATTTCCTTTTGCAGGTTTAGCAAGCGGTTAGGCGGCTTAGACCAGCGCCCCACGCTGGGAAAATCTACAATATCCCCATTTAGGACCACGTAATTTAGGCTGCTCCCTATTCGTTTAATAACGTCTAGCAGCACGCTAAGGCAGAAAGGGCTAACCTCTTCGGCGTGAAAATCTGACGCCACTACCATGCGCTGCACCCGCTTGCCCTTAACTGGCCGGTTAAACTTTCCTACCCAGGGCATTACCTCTGCGTCAAAGTAGGCCTTTACTTTCTCTTCTGTTTTTATTCTGGCCCTACGGTTTCTAAAAGCCGTGGTGGCCCTGGCGTCCCTGAGCCCCGCAGCCCTCTGGGCTTCGGCCATGTTGCCGAAAAAATCATATAGGGCCTCTTCGGAATAGAACCCGAAACGCTTATACCTATCCCTNCTGCACGTGCCTGGGTACGGGTTTTCTGGGCCTTCTGCAATGCGGCGTATATCCTTAATAATCTTGCCTTCTGTGGCCTTTCCCAGGTTAGCCATACGCTTAGAGCGGGCCAGCTCTGCCGCCCGCTCTTGCTCCTCTTTTCGTTTTTTGGCCGCTCCTATCTTGCGCCCGCCACGTTTTCCAGTCATGCCCTAGTCTATCTAGGGGTTAGCTTTTGCCCCCTATCGCTGGTAGGGGCGGCAGGAATTGAACCTGCGGCATGAGGCATATAAGACCCCCGCTCTAACCACTGAGCTACGCCCCCTTATTGCGGCCATACTCTGCTAANAGTAGGGCGTCTACCGCCCCGTTATTAGCCTTTACCTGCGCCAGCTTTTTAACCTCTGGCCAGCGGCGCATAGCTAGCGCCGCCTCTGCGTCCTTGTTCCCCTTTCCCCTCTTCCCCGTGCCTAGTATGGCTTTCTGCCAGGCCTGCGGCGTTACCAGCCGAAAAGGGCAGCCGCTTATTTCTAGCGCCCCCAGCAGGCGCCCAAAGCCCCGCCCGTAGTTAAACATACTTACCACGCCCTGCCCTGGCATGGCGTGCGCCTTCTCTAAAATGCACAGCGGCGGCGGCTCTTCTTTGGCGGCCAGGTCCAGCACTACCCCCCGCAAGATATTAAAAACCGTTTCCGTATCTATTTCTTTTCCTAGCAGGGGCATACGGGCGCAGAAGGCCAGCTCTCCCGNGTNGGCGTCTATTGCGGCCAGGCCCCCAGTAGCCCCNGGGTCTATTCCNAGAAAGCGTGGGGAGCCCGCACCTTCTACGTAGTGCTTTAGCGGCATTACTTAAACCTCTTGCCTACGCTGTTGCCCCTGTTGTTATTGTCCAAGAGGAAAAACGATGGGCCGGGCGTACGGGCCAGGTCATCGTTGGTATCTATGGGGCCGCTGGCTTCATCGGGACCCCACACTACCTCTGCAGACCTTAACCCGTATTCGTTTATCAGGTGTTCTTGCCTTCCACCCTTGCTGGCTGTTAGCACGAAGTTGGCTGGGATTTGGTCTAGCCTTTTGACCCAGTAACTTAGAGACTTTGTGTAGGCCCAAAAGTCTACGCCGCTGTTCTCCCTCGCATAATCTAGCCAAAGGTCAAAATACGCCTGGTTGAAAAAATCGCCGGAGGAGTGAATCCTTACCGCCGTGGCCGCCTTCGGCAAGGCCGGTAGCTCTCCCCTTTTTGATAGCTCTAAGTTGTTCCACCTGGACTTCCTTACCCCAGGGAACCGCTCCGCGCTTGCCGCATAGCACCTATACGCTTTGGAGCGGTTATCCATTTTGCCGGTTTCCCTGCCTACCTTTACCAGGCACTCATCGGCATAAGGGCAAGTGTGGCCTACGGGCAGGTTCCACTCGTAAACCGTCCCTGTGTAATACTTTGCTTTCTTTGAGAATCCCATAAGCGTTTATACCTGGCGGCATTACTTAAATACCAGCCTTTTTCCTTGCTCTAGCTTTGCTCCCCGCACCCGCTTGCCCTCATTTAGGGCAGCCTTTATGGCCGCTTTATCTGGGGCGTATGTAATGGTTTTGCGTAGCCATTTCTTCGGCAGGTTATCCCCTGTACAGATACGGGGCGGGTTATTAGCCACCCGTACTACAAACTCTGGGCAGCTTATTTCTTCTATGCCGCACCGTACCATATTTTCTAGCAGGTACTCTTTTAGCCACTTTATGCGCTTTTCTGTAGCGTCCCTTCTGGCACGTATTTTCCGCTCTGCATCCTTTAGGGCGCTGGCTTCTGCTTCCCTGTTTTGGATATAGGCAGAAACGTTTAACCCCTTTTCCTTTATTGCGGGTAGAAGGCTATCTATGGTATCTGCCGCTATGGCGCTTTCTATTTCGCCAGCTTCCACCTTTTCTAGCAGCTCTGCTAGCGGGCTCGAAACGTCGTAGAGTGATTCTTTATTAGTCATTTTTTTTTCTCCTTAGCTACCAGGGCATATTAGGTTTATGCCCGCTTCTGGGTTTTTCCTGCGCTATNGTACGCTGGCCACGCTCTATGGCCTGCCGNAGGCGCTCTATTTCGGTTTCTTCTAGCCCCCCTTCTTTATCGGNNTCGTTAAGGCGCTTTCTTGCGGCCTCTACCGCCCCTGCGCTTATGTAGTAAATGGGAAGCCATGCCGCTAAAGCCAGCCAAAACCAAAAGCCAAGTAGGGCAAAATCTTTTAGGAGATTAACCATTCTTCTAGCTCCTCTTCTTTGGCGGGTTTAGCTTCGGTTTCCGTGGGCATAATCGGCGGCCAGCGTAAAAACTCTACGCTACGCCAGGCTCTGCTTTTCTTTATCCACCCCTTGCGTTCTATTGCGGCCATATGCACGCTAACGGTAGGCCTGGCCATACCTAATTTCTTCGCTACCTCTTTATGCGTAGGGGCTATGCCTTTAGCGTCTACAATTTTTTTGAAGGTACTCAGTACTAGCGACTGGGTAAGGGTAAGCGGTTTTAGTTTTTTTGGTTTTAAGGGTTGCATTTTTTAGCTCCTTTTAAGAATCCTGGAGAAGCTACCCACACTTTCTGCGGGCGGCCATGAGTAGAGGGTAAAGAGCTTTGCCTATATTCCCCTGTTGGTATTATTATTCCTTCTTTAGCGGCCTTCTGGAAAACGGCCCCTATAGCCCCAGGGCTATGCGGTTGCGTTTTGCAGAGCGCCCTAAACTCTGTAGCGGTGAAGCTGGCGTAACCTTTTGCACAAAGTTTTATGGCCTGCATTGCCTCTTCCCGCCATGCGTCCTTAGAGTTAGCCAGCGCTCTAGCCATGCCCTCTTGGCCTAGCTGCTTAGCGGTCTTGCCCCCGCAGGCAGGGCAGGGGGTGCGGCGGCGCTTTTCCCCGAAGTATTCCCACTCCCAGCCTTCCCCGTCGCAGGCGGGGCAGGGCTTTTCTGTGTAAGTTTCCCAAAGCGTTTTGGCGGCGTCGTTCATGGCTAAAATGGCACGTCCTCTGGCATGGCTGGAAGTTTGGCCGCCAGGTCCTGCGCTAGCGTTTCTGCCGCTGGCGCTAGGTCCTGCTCTAGCGGTTGCAGGCGGTGCGTTTCTGCGCCCCCGTTACCGTCTGGTACCAGCAGGTCTACGTACCCACTGCTTTTATAGGATTCTAAAAACCCCCTGGCCTTAGTTAGTATGCTCATGGCAAAGCCAGCTTTCGAGCGCCCTTCCCCGTCTACCGCCCCAACAATAGAAGCATAGCTAGGGTATTTACTGCTAGGCTTCCAGTAGCCCCGCTCCCCCTTAAAGGTTCCTGCGGCGTCCATTAGGCGTACTTCCCATTCCCCTGGCGTAAAGCCCTTACAGGCCGTCTGGAAGCTATCTATTAAGCCTTTCCAGTCTGAGGGCAGAGCCCCTGCAGTAGGAAACCAGCCACCTTTCTGGCCGTCTAGGGCCATGATTCCTGGCGGCTTTCCTAGTGGCCCGTTGGTGCCGTCTGGCCTAACTGGGGCTACTGGCTCTGAGGGCTGCACAGGGGCGGGCGTGGGGGCCGGTTGTACGGGCTGGGTCTGCTGGGCCACCTGCGGCGGCGCTTGCTCTACGGGCGCTGGGGGCTGTACCTGCGCATAGCTGGCGCTAACTACCTGCGGGCCGTTTTCTCTAAAATCCTGGGTAAACTCTTCTTCCCCGTAAACCCCCTGAGCCCCTACGGCTTCTAATACGCCCCGCACCTTTAGGCGCTTCCAGGCCATNTCNGGGGCGTGCGTACTTTCGGGGTTATTCTTCCCGCTATCAAAGCGGCAGCTACCTACGGCGTGGACTTCCCTACCGCCCTTAGTGGTAAAGGTGGCACGGTATGCAATAAAGCAGGGGCCTACGTCTGGCTCTGGCATGGTATGGGTAATGCCTTCTGCATTAGCTATTACGGCCTGGCCCCGCTTAGTAATTGCCCAGCTCTTGTGCAGGCTGTAGTAGTCTTTGTCCTTTCCGTTTTCTAGCTGGTACTTTTGGGCCAGCTCTCCCATTTCTTTTTGGCTAGTCATTTTTTAGCTCCTTAGTGGTTTAGGTTTTTGGGTGTTGGTGGGTGATGGGCGTGATTTTAGCTNCCCTTAAAGTGGTTTTCCTCTGCCAGGTTAGCGGCAACAAGTAGGCGCTTTTGCTTAGCNATAGCCTTNCGCAGGGCTTCCCTTTCTTCCTCTGAGTGGGAAACGGCGCTAGTNGAGGATAGCGCCCCTATTACGTATAAAATTTCCTGGCGGCGGTTTTTTAGCCGGTTCAGCTCCACCCGCCAGCTTTTCCACTTCCCTAACAGCTCTGGGGCAGGGGTGGAAGGCGTTTTTTCTTTACTCATTTTGATTCTCCTTAGTTTTGGGTTATGTATGTGTATTGAGCAATGATGGTGTCGTGAGCATCCAGAGCTTCGAGCTGGTTCTTGTAGGTCGCGACATACTCACCTTCGACATAGAGGGCATACCTTGTATCTTCGATGTAGCGGTCATCCAAGCCTTCAGGCACGATGTCCTTGGGGCAAGTGGTTACTTTCTTGAATGTCACTTTGGGTAGCTTGTTTAATTGTGTCATTTTGATTCTCCTTAGTTTTGGTTGTTGGGTGATTTTAGTTTGGGCGTGGAGGGCTCGCACTCCTCTTCTGGAACAACGCCGAACCCCCATGAGTCGTTGCCCGTTGTTTTTGCCAGCTCCTCTAGGCAGTGCTTCCCGTCCTCGTGTCTGTGTTGGCAAACTAGGACACTTCCCTTTGTCTGGAGCGGGTGTCTCATTCCGTTGGGGACTGGCAATCGGGCTCCCCAAATGACTTCCGGCTCCTGGCAGGTTGGACTTGTAAACTCGCTTACTTTGTCGTCGTTGCGTAACTTCCTGCCGCAGAAAGCACACTCCCCCATGAAGGTTCCGTTATGCTCCCTGTCTTGCTGGACATTCTCCCTGTACTTGGTTTCTGGGGTGAAGCCGTGTTCCTTGTCCCACTTTGTGAAAGTCTTGCTTGCCGCCTCTAGCTCTGGGTCGTGAAAGTTGTATTTGGTCATGATTCTAGTTTTGGTAATGCTTTATGGAAACTATGGTGGCTGTTGGTTCTTCGGCCTTAGATAAAACCTCATAGACTCCGGCCAATGCTTCAATTTCCGCCTTAAAGTTTCCCTTGGTTCTCTTTAACTCAGAGATTACCCAGTAGACTTTTTCGGCTTCTGTTTGGCGTGATGGCCTACGTCGTTGTACTGCGGTTGGGTTGTTCATTTTTTTCTCCTTAGTTAGCTAAGGGGGGCTTTCGCCCCCCTGGGTTTTGGGTTAGTTAGTACTGCGAAAGGTTCAGGTTAGGCGCGTCGTTTTTCCCGCTCCACCATTTCATTGTCTCGTTGTCCTCGTCTGGGCTCATGCCCTCGGTAAGCCAAATATTTTTTGGCGTGGTCCCTTCGCCTCTTTCTAATCTCGTAATACGACTGGCAACGTTCTCGTATGAGTCAATCAAGGCGGTAGCGGTTTCGTGAACACCAGGGAGCCCAGTTTCGTCTGCTATCTTCAAAGCCTTGTCTGCGGCTCTTTCAATGAGTGAAAGTAGCTCTGCCAGGTCTTGAAGTGTCTCGGTAACGGCTGTGGTTTTTGTCATTTTTTTTTCTCCGTAGCAGGGGGGTTAGTGTCCTGCCTTCTCCCTTAAGAATAGGGACGCTAAACCATAAGTAAACCCTTTTTGTGGAAAAATCTAAACTTTTTTGAAAATATCTAAAAAAGGTGGAAGGTAGCCCCCCCGCCGTGCTATTTTCTCGTATTCTGTATACGTATTAAGGCTTCCAGTATTCTTAAACCCTTTTTAAAAAGGTACTTACGTATACTGTATACTGTATACTGTATACAGTCTACGTCCTGCAATAGGTTAGGCGTACGTCTGCCGTATAGGCGCTGTAGTTTCCAGCCGCCACTATATCCAGGTTAGCAGCGTCCACCTGGGCATATATTCTTATGCTGCTCGTAGCCGCCTGGTTTAGCTCTGAGACTACCGTACCGTTGCTCATAGAGGCCTCNAAGTCTATATGCTTTGCTAGGTCTAGGCCGGTTATGCTGTGGGCCGTAGTAGTGGTAGCTGCGTTAGGGCAGGCTATATTTTCAAAGCATTTAGCGTATACCTTGCTGCCTTCCCTATAGGCGCCCGTCCAGTGTTCTACCGTACTCCACCGTGGCTGCATAGGAAACCAGGCGCTTTCTGCGGAGCTATAACANATTAGCTCCTTCTCGTCATGCACGAAAGCGGTAAGCCCGCCTACGGGGCTCTTAAATACCCAGCCGTTATTGTAGATAGCTACCTTTCCGTCCTCGCCTGCCCAGTCCCCTGTAGCGCTGCCGCCCACGATATAGCACTGGCCAGCGGTGGGGGAGCCCGGCGGGGCGGTTAGGTCGTTATCTTCTATGCGCAAGGCCGCCAGGGCGTCCAGGGCTATAAGCGCATTATTTACGTTGGTTTCACTGTTGGTCTGGCCCTCTGTAAGCGTGGGCAGGGAAAGTATAGGGGTAGCCATGTTTTATATGGTAGCCTCTGCTTTTACCCCGCGCCCTATCGAAAAGGAAAGCTGGTATACCCGCACCTTTACGGGGTCCCCAGGGGTTAGGCTGTCCGTAGTCTGCTGGGCAGCAGAGTAGCTAGCGGATTCTGCCGCTACCTCTATCGTGCGAAGCACCGTGCTGCCGCTCATTATGTCCACCTCGTAGGCTTCCCTATCCTCCCCGTACGGGCGGGCGCTCCACCCCAGCAGCCTAACCCTGTGGCGGGTTCTGCGGTCCCAAGTTATCGTTAGATTGTTGCTGGTATCCCTGGCCCCCGCTAGGTTTCCAGGCGCAAAAGGGGCCACCGTCCTAAATTCTGGGGTAATATCTGCCCTAACGGTAGAGCGGTGGCCATCTGAGATAGTCCCCCCTGAAGAAGTAAAGTAAAGGCGCCTAGGCGCCCCCACCTCTGCCAGGGGCCTAGAAATAAACCGTACGGTACTTTTGGTATAAAGCAGAAAAGTGGTAGAGGATATGGCGTCTGCTATGCGGTCCTCTGTACCCCGTAGCCCTCGTACTAGGTTTGTTAGGCGGTATAGGCCGCTGGCAGCGCTTACCGCTGTGGCGGTCTTAAACTGTATTACCTCTTGGCCCATTATCGCCATATTAGCCCCCGCATCTATCCTGGCGTCTGTAACGCTGGTTAGTGTGTGGTCAGGATTAAAAAGCATAACGGTTAAAACGCTGGCCGTATCGTAGCCCACNGGGCTGGCGGTAGCGCTGGCGGCGCCCGTTATTGCCCCCATAGTGGCCACTGGCAAGGCCATGCCTGCCCGCTCTATTGTTGCCCCGCTATCTGTGCTAACTGAAAGGGTTGCAGAGCTGTTAGCGGTGGCCTGGTCGCCTGGCCTCTGCGCTGCCACGTAAAAGCCTGGCTTGCCTGCGTGGTCATCCTCTAGCGGGCCTACGTCTGCTACGTGAGCCAGGGGGGCGAAAGCCTGGTATATGCGTGGCTTATCTTGGACCATTCTTGGCCCCTGCCGCTGCGCTAGACGTGGGCATAATCCCCGCCGTAGGTGTAGTTTATATCTACCGATTCATGCAGTACGCCCGTAACCCGTACAGAAAAGTTATTGCCAACCGTGGCTTCCATTATCAATACGTTAAATTCTTTGCCGTGCGCGGTAAAGGTTATTAAGTCGTTCTCCTGCAAGTGCATATACTCTGGCCCCAGGGTTAGCCCTATTTTGCTATCNTCGTGCCATGAGGCCGCCAGCGCCCTAGCCGCCAGCGTGCGGGCCGTAGTAGGCGGGCAGGTAAGTGGTAAGCCTATCTGCAATTTAGTTAGGTCAAAGCGGCCACCTGCGCCCAGGGGGGTGGCTGCACGCTGCAGGCCTGAAGCAAAGTCATTAGTGTTATCTATATGGCTTACCGTAACTTCTCCTAGGCGGCGCTTTATCCCCATCCTTTCTACGGATACGCCGCCCGCGTACCTGCCGCCAGAGCCTATGCCTATATCCCCTTCTGGTATGGTTTCTGCCGTCAATGAGTCTTTGTCTAAGAAATATATTTTCCCGTTTCTTTCCTGGGCTANCACGTCATAAAGCAGGGCCAGGGGCTGNAAAAACTTTTTAAGCTCAGTTAGGCCCCGCTCTGTATAGCCTATAACCGTCTGCAGGTCATCCACCCCGCTTACGTCAAAATCTGTACCTTCTACAAGCCCTGCATTTTCTAGCACAGATTTGAAGGTAGCCCTAATGGTATAGCTGGCGGCATCCTGGGTTACTACCGCTTCAAAGCTAGGAATACGGGTGCCGTATTTTTTTAGGGCCAGGTCCGTAAAGCTAATATAGGTTACCCCCTGCCAGGTGGGCGTATCTGCGGCCNCTCCGTNNCCTACTTCTGGGTGCGCCTGCAGCATGGGGTCTGGGCCGGTCTGGTCCCCTAGGTATACCACTGGGTCATGTGCCAGCGTTAGCCCGTCCCTCCAGCCATAGCCAGAAGTAGAGCCGCCGCCGCTAAAAACTTCCGTAACGGTTATGGTGCTATCTGTCCCCTCTGGAGCGCTGCGCCCGCTAGTGGGGTTTCCGTAATAACCACTGCCCAGGTCTACCCATCCGCTATTCTCGTATTCTGAAAAGAAAGGGCCGCTACCAGGCCCGTGAACATTCATACCCCATATCGCCCTCGTAAAGGTAACGGTACCGGGGCTAGGATTGTCGTAGTCCAGCGTTAGGCTCTGCTTGTTTAGGGGCGTTAAAGAAGGCCCCACGCCCCAGGTACCCGCCGTATAGTTGTAGTTATTTTGGAAACTATCCCCGGCAAAAGTACCCGTAGTAGGCCAGCCCGTCATCTGCATTGACATGTAGCCCGATTTTACGGCGTCATACCAGTTACTTAAAGTGGCACCGCCCTTGCC